TAGGCGAACTTAAACAATTATCTGGAAGAATGGTTACTGGCAATAATGCTATACAGATGTTAGGTAATCTGTTATCTACATTAGATTCTGATGACGCTAAAGTTGTTGAACGAATAATCCAGAAAGACTTGAAGTGTGGTGTTAATACTTCTACTATCAATAAAGTCTGGCCAAATCTAATACCTGAGTTTCCTTGTATGTTATGTTCCCCATTTGAACAGAAGTTGGTCGATAAGATTACATTCCCAGCTATCGTTCAAAAGAAAGAAGATGGTATGAGATTCAATGCTATTGTTAAGTTTGATAGAGATTTAAAAGGTACTGTTGAGTTTCGTTCTAGGAATGGTAAAGAAATTACATTATTAGGTAGTCTGGAAGAAGAATTTATTGAGTTGGCTTATGGTAAAGACCTTGTGTTTGATGGTGAACTTTTAGTGATGGATGATTTTAATTATCAGTATCTAGACCGTCAAACTGGTAATGGTATTCTAAACAAAGCAGTTAAGGGAACTATATCAAAACAAGAAGCAGATAGAGTTGTTGCTACTCTTTGGGATTTAATACCTTATGAAGATTTCATTGCTGGTTCTACTTTACAACGATATAGTTATAGATTTAATAGATTAGAATATCTTATTGATAGATTTCCTGAAGATTTTAAAATTAAATTAGTTGAAACCTTTGATGTTCATTCATTAGAACAAACTCAAGATATATTCCAAAATTACCTTGCTGATGGGTTTGAAGGTATCATCCTGAAAGACCCAAACTCATTATGGGAAAACAAACGTTCTAAGTCTCAAATAAAGTTCAAAGCAGAATTAGATTGTGATTTGAAAGTAATGTCTGTTATATCTGGAACTGGCAAATATGCTGATATGATGGGGTCTCTTTACTGCGAATCTGCTGATGGTGTAGTGAAGGTATATGTTGGTTCTGGATTCAATGATGAACAACGTAATGCTCCACCAAGTGAATACTATGGAAAAATCATTGCAGTAAAGTATAATGCTAGAATTAAAAATGTGAAAGATGGGGAATCATTATTTCTTCCCATTTTCTTAGAAGTAAGAGAAGATAAAGATACTGCTGATACGTCTGATAAAATCAAATAGGAAATATAGTGTCAAAAATAAATAGTTTTATTCAAAAAGTACAAGAATTAAATTCAGAACAAATTTCTAATGAAGATATATCAGCTTTATTAAATTGTGATGTAGATTTGGTGAAAAATATAATTGATGAAACTAAAATTGAGAATGATGAAATAAAAGATTGACAATAACATCTTTTATAGTATAATTGTCTATAATCAAAAATTGGAAATATATTATGATACTCAATAAAAAAACAACAAATTTTATTTTAGCGTGTGAACAATTATATGGTAAAAATGCTGTTGTTACTCGTGAAAACATAGCAAAAATAATAACTGAAACTGGATTACCTTTTCCACATTGGTTAGTATCAAAATCCGAATATAGATTAGATAGAGGGCAGTATCAAGTTCCTAGTACGGAAGAAGAGAAACAATTTGAACAACTTAATTATGAGCCTATTATGAATATGTCAGCACAAGTTATGCATTTTCGTCAACCTAAAATGATTGATGAATCCACTCCAGCAGTTCCTTTAATATATAATGATTACGTTCCTTTTGGTTTTCATAAAGATTTAGTTACAGTTATTAAATCAAAACAATTTTATCCTGTTTTTATTACTGGTTTATCGGGTAATGGTAAAACTTTAATGGCAGAATAAGTATGTGCGCAATTAAAACGTGAATGTATTCGTGTTAATATTAGTATAGAAACTGATGAATCAGATTTGCTTGGTGGAAATACATTGATTGATGGCAATGTAGTGTTTCGTGATGGTCCAGTTCTTACTGCAATGAAACGTGGAGCAATATTACTTGTTGATGAAGTTGACCGAGGTAATGGTTCTAAATTAATGTGTTTACAAGGAATCCTAGAAGGTAATGGTCATTATAATAAGAAAACTGGTGAAATGGTTTACCCAAAAGAAGGTTTTAATATAATTGCAACTGCTAATACAAAAGGTAAAGGTTCGGAAGATGGTAATTATTTATCACAAATATTAGATGGGGCTTTCCTTGAACGTTTTGTTATTACAGTTGAACAAGAATTTCCTGATGCAAAAACTGAAAAAAAGATTCTTACTCCATTAATTGATGAAGTAGATTTTATTGATGAATTAGTAAAATGGGCAGATGTAATTAGAAAAACTTATATGGAAGGTGCAATTGATGAAATTATAAGTACTAGACGATTAGTTCATATTGCAAAATCTTATAAAATATTTGGTGATAAAATTAAAGCAATTACATTATGCACAAATAGATTTGATGATGAAACTAAAGCAGGATTTTTAGATTTATATGCTAAAATGACTCAGGAATATATACAACCCGAAAACCCTGAATATGCTAAAAATACTCGAGAATTCTTAGAAAAAGAAGGCATAATATGAAAATAACACAAAAATCATTACATGAATTATTTGAATATAAAGATGGGAAATTATTTTGGAAAATAGATATTAGACAATTAAAATGTTCTAAAGAAGTAATTGGCGTTGAAGCAGGATTTAGTCAAAATAAAGGTAAATATCGATGCATAAAAATACATGAAAAAAATTATCTAGCACACAGACTTATATTTTTGATGCATCATGGATATTTACCTAGAACAGTTGACCATATTGATGGTGATGGAAATAATAATTTGATTGAGAACTTAAGACTAGCAACAACTCAACAAAATGGATATAATAGCAAACTTTACAAAAATAATACTACTGGATTTAAAGGAGTAACTTTTAATAAAAAAAATAAAAATTTTCATGCTAGAATTCGTGTTGGTGGAAACTACTCAATGCATTTAGGTTCTTTTATTACTGCAGAAGAAGCACATGAAGCTTATAAAAAAGCAGCAATAAAATATCATGGCGAATTTGCTAATTTTGGATAGGTAATAATATATGACAGTATCACATGGGGGTAAAGGTTCAAGAACTAGACCCACCGATAAACAAAAATATGATGATAATTGGGATAGGATATTTGGTAATAAAGCTATCCCTAAAATAGGTGATAAAATGACTAAAGTTGAATTAACAGAATTACTATATAATAATGTTGCCAATATTACTTTTACTAAACTTAATGGTGAAGTTAGAGTTTTAAAGGGAACATTGAAATCTGAATTTCTTCCTAAAAAAGAAATCATTGAAGAAATAGCTATTGAATCTATTGTAGAAAAACAAGAACGAAAAGCTACTAATGAAAATGTTGTTGTAGTTTATGATATTGAAAAAGATGGATATAGGTCTTTTAGAGTCGATTCAGTTACTCTAGTTGAAATTGTAGAGAATTAATATGGCTGAAACTGTTAAGAAACTTAAAGGTCGTGCTTTAGATGCACTTCAAGGTGGCCCTGAACCAGACTTTACACAAAAAGATGTGTGTGGTTTTGTCAGGGCTTTAAATTGGTATTCTAATATAAAAACATATAAAGATTCAAAAATTTATACTCTCACATATTTAAAAAATAATAAATATGATTCGAAGATTATAAATAAAATAGCTATAGCTTCTGAATGGAATATTAAAAATCTTGGTTACATTTTAAGAATGATTTCTCGTGGATACCAAGCATCAATAGAACAATTATCATGGATTAATATTAGAATAGATGAATTGGCTAATTATAAACCAATTGCTATACAATCTATTATAGTTGATAAACCCATAAAAACTAAAGAAATAACTCAAGACAAAATCTATAATCAATGTACCGATATTATTAATGAAATTGAAGATAAAATTGATGCTCGTGATTATTCATTAAAAGTATATGAATACCTTATTGCACAAGAATGTAAAACTCTTCATGTTAAACAAATAATTGAACATTTTAAACCGTTATGTCTTGAGGTTAAAGAAGTTATTGTTGGACAAGATGAACAATTGCTTGAAGGATATTCCAATTACACTAAAAATGAAATAAAGAAATTAAATCAGTTTTTAGATTTGATTATATCCGATTGTCATGGATTTACATCTAATTCAAAAGTAACTAAAACACCCCGTAAGAAAAAAGCTGTACCTATATCTAAAAAAGTATTGAAATTAAATTATAAAAAAGAAGACCCTGAATATAAAATTGTATCAATTAAACCAGAAAGTATTATTGGATGTCAAAACCTTTGGGTGTTTAATACAAAGACCAGAAAACTTGGTGTTTATGTATCTAATGATGAATCTGGATTAAGTGTTAAAGGTTCTACTATTGAAAATTACAATGTAGAATTATCTATTACTAAAACTGTGAGAAAACCATTAGATGTTATACCTAATGTTATTAAAGGCAAGAAAACTGTATTGAAAAAGATTATGTCGGACATTAATTCAGTACAAACATTGTTGAATGGAAGAATTAATGGAGATGTGGTGTTATTAACTTCTATAAAATAGGATGGAAATGAAATATCATTTTAAACCAATTGCTGCAGAACCTGGAGTAAATTTAGATGGATACACAAGACGAGAAGGATATCTCGGACCTATACGACAAAATGGAATTGTCTTATATTATGACCCCTTAAAGGGACAACTTTATAACCCTAAAACCCGAACCTACGAAAATGCTTAAATATATCTGTAAACCAAGTCTATATAATAACAAAGGTATGAAAACCTTTACCACAGCTGAAGATGCTTTAGTATATCTCAATGACAAATTAGCTGCCAAAGTCGATGATGAAAATTATATCTATATCGCTCCATCAATGGCTAAGAAAGATATTCAAGATTCATTAGAAGATTACCAATACATGGGTAAGTTAGCTATAGAATGGGATTTAACCTGAGAAAACAATGAAAGAATTATATATGGATGAAATATCAGAAAGTCGAAGATCAAAACGCAGATCGGAAACTGATAATTTTATAAAGAAACAACAGAAAATTGCACGATCACATAATGTACCAGAACATGAATATGAATCCCATAGATATGCTAAAACTAAGGCTATGAATTGTGGTGATCCAGATTGTGTTATGTGCATGAATCCTAGAAAATCCTTTAAACAAAAAACTTTGAAGGAAAAGTCCTTTGAATTAACCGAGAAATATTGGTGAAAAGTATATATTATTATTGGTATGCCAAAAAACGATTAGCTGCACTTAAAAAAGACTTATTAACAATGGGTGATGATAACCCTATGTTAGAAGCTCAAGGTGATATGATTGAATTGGAAATTGCATATTACAAAGAAGAATCAGTTAAAATGCTAATGATATTTGCAATGTTATTGCTTTCATTAGAATTATTAGGATATGTATTTTATAATCAACTATATACATTTGTAGAAGATTTAAAATTTCAATTATTTTATTTTATGGGGAGAGGTTAGATGTTGTTTGTAGAAGTGGATAGTGTAGAAAAAAGTTGCAAAGTTATTATCGATTTAGAAAAAGTTATTGAGATTGCACCACTAAATGCTGGTGGTTGTGCTTTATTCTTTTCAAAAGACCCGATGATTGACCCAGCAAGATTAGCTATGAATGTTAAAAATAGTTATGATGAATTCAAACAATTTGTGGTTCAAACAGTTTCAGTAAGTGATATTACCAAAAGAATTGAATCTTTAAAACCTAAATCGTTTGAAGAAACTATCTATGATGTTGTTGAGAAGAAGAAACCAGGAAGACCAGCTAGAATTGTTGATACAGTTTAATAGAGATTAAAATGGCTAATTACGATTTTATAAACAAAAATACCGGAGAAGTAAAAGAGTATTCAATGTCATACA